GTTAAAACTAGGGGTAGATATAGCCAAAGCGATCCGGGGTGAGCAGAAGTCCGGGGAGCCTAAAAAGCCACCTACCACCTAGGAGAAGTGAATGACCGAGTACATAAACATAGGAGAAGTTAAGTCTTTTGAAGAGCAGATAAGGAAAAGACTTAGGGATCATTTAAACAATTCAGCCGACGACCTAGCCACCGGAGGCGCAACGGATTATGCTGACTACAGATTTCGGGTCGGCGTAATACAAGGACTTGCCATTGCGGAGCGGGAGATCCTTGACCTAATCGAAATCGCTAGAAAGGCTGATCAAGGACTATGACAATAGGCGCGATAGATAGGGCTGCAACCGAAGAGGCGGTAGCCCAAGTAAACCCAATAAAGATGCCCGAACCCTCGGGTTACAAGATCCTCATCACTTTACCCAAGGTATCTGATCGACTAGGAGACACTGGACTGGTGCTGGCGGATTCAACCAAAAAGGTAGAAGAAACAGCGTCTTGCCTAGGGTTTGTACTTAAATTGGGACCAATGGCGTACCGGGGTGCGAAGTTTGACGAAAGCGGCCCTTGGTGCAAAGAAGGCGACTTCATCATCATGCGTAATTACTCGGGCACCCGCTTTAAGATTGATGGGCAGGAGTTTCGGCTGATTAATGATGATCAGGTGGAGGCGGTTGTGGACGATCCTCGTGGTTATACCCGTGCGTAAGGAGAAGTAGATGGCTAATGAAGAAATCGTGACCTCGTTAGAGGATATTAATAGGGATCTCAAGGCGAAAGCCCAAGAGGCCACCCCCGATGTGGACCTAGGTTATGAAGAGGCTTCCGCACAGGTGGCTGAGGTCAAGGCTCAAAAAGAGGCAAAAGGTAAAAAGCCTGAGTTTGAGATTGAGATCGTGGACGACACCCCGGTTGAGGATAAAGACCGAAAACCGATGAAAACGCCTCCCAAGGAGGTGGATGAGATTGATGCCGTCAATGACAAGGTACAGAAACGGCTAGATGAACTTAAACGGGCTTGGCATGACGAGCGCAGAGCCAAAGAGAAAGCGTCTCGGGAGCAGGCGGAAGCCATAGCGTACGCCAAGCAGGTGCTGGACGAAAACCGGCATTTGAAAACAAGGTTAACAGAAGGTGAAAAGGTCCTGATTGCTCAAGCACAGGCTCGCACGGATGTTGCACTGCAAGCGGCCAAGAAGAATCTGAAGGAAGCACAAGAGACTGGAGACTCCGAGAAAGTTGCCGATGCGATGTCCGAGATTAGTCGGGCCACGATGGAGCAAGAGAATTGGAAACGCTACCAGCCTCAGTACGCTGCCCAAGCAGATGCTTTACAACCTGAAAATAATTCAGTACCTTATCAACAGGCCGTGCAACCGCAAGCGTTGCCTCCTGACGAAAAAGCCATAACTTGGTATAACAAAAATACTTGGTTTGGCATTGACGAGGAGATGACTGCGCTGGCGTATGCACAGCATGAAAGATTAGTTAAATCTGGGGTAAGTCCTCAGAGCGATGAATACTACGAGCGTATTGATGCTCGGCTTCGGCAAGTTTTTCCCGACAAGTTCGAGGATGCTAATTCTGATAAGGAAGAAGCCCCTGAACCCACGAAGGTAGAAAAACGCCAACAGGCAACGGTGGTAGCACCGGCGACACGAACGACCTCAAGTAAAAAAGTTACGCTTACCAAATCACAGGTGGCAATTGCTCGACGCTTGGGAGTCCCCTTAGAAGTTTATGCGAAACAAGTTGCTATGCAGGAGAATAGATAATGGACCGAATTGAACGTGCTCTGGAAACTCGTGAACGCGAATCTCGCGCCCATTCGTATGCTCCACCGCAACAATTACCAGATCCTGATCCCCAAGATGGTTATACGTTCCGTTGGATACGTACCCATTTCATGGGACAAAGCGATGCACGAAATGTAGCGATGATGCGTCGTGAGGGTTATGAGCCTGTTAGGCTGGAAGATCACCCGGAAATGGCATATATCGTTGACGATCCTTCTAAGATAAGTGGAAATGTCGAGATTGGCGGCTTAATGCTTTGTAAGATCCCTCGGGAGAAGACAGATGCACGACAAGCCTACTACGATGAGTTGAACCGTAAACAGATTCAATCTGTGGACAACAACTTCATGAGGGAAAACGATCCGAGGATGCCTCTCTTTAGTGAGAAGCGAACCGAGGTGAGTTTTGGTAAACGATAAACTCTTAGGAGATTGATATGGCAACAGTTCAGGCCCCTTATGGGCTACGCCCAATCAATCTGATCGGCGGTCAATCATTCACGGGCGGTACCATCCGCAAGTATACAATGACCACGAACAGTGCGACTGGCATTTTCTTCGGTGACGTAGTTAAGATTGCAGACGGACAACCTTCTGCTCTGACCGCTACCCCCACTACTTCAACCAAAGGTGTTGTAGGTGTGGCAGTTGGTGTTTCTTACACTGACCCCACTCTGAAATACACTCAGTTTTCACAGTATCTTCCTGCGAACGCAGTGAACTCTGGATACACCAACATCCTCATCAGCGTTATTGATGACCCGGATCAGTTGTATCAGGTTCAAGCAGACGGAGTTGTGACTCGTGCTGAAATCGGTAATAATTCTGCGCTGGGTAACTTCAGCAATGGTTCTACCACTACCGGTAACAGTAAAGTTAACGTTTCGGCTACTTCTGCTAATACATCAACTCTTGCGGTACGTATCGTTGACCTCGTTGACGGCGCACCGACTTTCTCAACCCCCGGCGACGCATTTACGGACTGCATTGTGAAGTTTAACTTCGGCGTGCATTCGTATTACCAAGCCGACGGTAGCGGCTCGTAAGGAGATTCTAAATGGCTATTTCACGTTCCCAACTATTAAAAGAACTCCTGCCCGGACTTAACGCTCTGTTTGGTATGGAGTACGGTCGCTACGGCGAGGAGCATAAAGAGATTTATGCAACCGAGACTTCTGAGCGTTCGTTTGAAGAAGAAACCAAACTGTCTGGCTTCTCAGCCGCCCCCGTTAAGTCGGAAGGTGCTGCGATTGCTTATGACAACGCGCAGGAAGCCTTTACGGCACGCTATACGCACGAGACTATCGCCTACGGTTTTGCGATTACTGAAGAGGCAATTGAGGACAACCTCTATGACTCTTTGTCGGCTCGCTATACCAAGTCGCTGGCTCGTTCGATGGCTTACACCAAGCAGACCAAGGCTGCTGCCGTTCTGAACAATGGCTTTACCGACTCCAGCCAGTATTACGGCGGTGATGGCGTGCCTCTGTTCTCAACAGCACACCCATTAGTCTCTGGTGGATCTAACTCAAATCGTCCTGCCACTGGTGCAGACCTGAATGAGACTTCTCTTGAGAATGCCGTTATTCAGATCGCTGCATGGACGGATGAGCGTGGTCTGCTGATCGCAGCCAAGCCCAAGAAGTTGATTGTGCCGCCCGCACTGATGTTCGTTGCCACTCGTCTGCTGGACACGGAACTCCGTGTTTCTACGGCTGATAACGACATCAATGCTCTGAAGTTCATGGGTTCTATCCCCGAGGGTTACACCGTTAACCACTTCTTGACGGATACGAACGCATGGTTCTTGACGACAGACGTTCCCAATGGTCTGAAGCACTTCATCCGTATCCCGATGGGTACCTCGATGGATGGAGATTTCGACACTGGTAACGTTCGTTACAAAGCCCGTGAACGTTATTCGTTCGGCTGGTCTGATCCGCTCGGTATGTTCGGATCACCCGGTTCGTCTTGATGTAAAGGGGGGGCTTTGGCCCCCCTATTTGGATCTAGGATTTTTACCCGTACAGACTGACCTAGCAGACTTAGTAGAGACGGTATGGGGATGTGCTACTACACGAGAGGATTATCATGGCACGTACTACTTTTCAGGGGCCAGTGCGGTCTCTTGGCGGCGTTTATCAACAAGGTGCGGATTCAGTTGTAGCAATTACTTCCAGCACTACACTTAATCCACAAAGTCACGGTGGACGGATTATTTCCGTTGGCGGCACGTTGGCGTCAGATCTTACTTTGACATTACCAACAATTGTGACTACGGCCAATGCTGCTTCTGCTGGACCGGGGCCAGATCCTAATACGCTGAACAATCAAGGCGTGGTCTACACCATCTGGATTCCTACCACAATTGCAACCTCATCGTTGAAAATTGGAACTGATGGCACGGATAAATATGTTGGTTCTGTGCTTTCAATAGACACCGACTCAACAGATGCTACTCGTGGCTTTGTTTCAGGTGCTTCAAATGACTTTATTAACTTCAACGGAACCACAACCGGC